CAGCCAAGACGGCCAAGAAGAAATGATCAAGCGCGGATCTGAGACGTTCTCAGGCTACAACGCCCCCAAGCGCACACCAGGCCACAAGACCAAGAGTCATGCTGTGCTGGCGAAGTCTGGTGACGAGGTCAAGCTCATCAGGTTCGGGCAACAAGGTGTTTCTGGTTCCCCTGACGGGTCCAAGAGGAACGAGGCCTTCAAGGCCAGGCACGCGCAAAACATTGCCAAGGGCAAGATGAGCGCGGCCTACTGGGCAAACAAAGTGAAATGGTGAACGACTATGGCAACAAAAGACTATGAACGCGCAGCCGAGCAGATGATGAAGGCCAATGGCGCCAAGTGCCCCACGGCCACTCAAGACATCACGGTGAACCTGAAGAACCGTGGCAAGGCCATTGACTCTGCTGCCTACGGCCCTGAAAACCCGGCACTGCCCAATAAGCAGTTTTGGATGCAAAAGGCCAAGGACTGGGAAGTGAGCGAGAAGGACGCAAAGACAGCTCTTTGCGGTAACTGCTCCGCATTCAACCAAGAGAAATCGATGCTCAAGTGCATCGCCAAGGGTATCGGTGACGAGGGTGACCCTTGGGCCATGATCGAGGCCGGTGACCTTGGGTACTGCGAGATCTTTGACTTCAAGTGCGCCGCCAGCCGGACGTGTGACGCCTGGGTCGCTGGCAGCGAAGAGGGTGAAGATGAAGGCGAAGACATGGGCGAAGACGAGTACAGCGGCAACGACATGGGTTCTGCCGGTATGGGTTCTTTGATCACGATCAATGTGGGTGGGAAGGACTGACATGGACGAGAACCGAGCAATGGGTGCTGGTGGGTTTCGACCCCCCAATGAGCAGCAGATGCAACTGCAAGAGTTGATGCGCAGCCTTAACCTTATGAACCGTCCACCTGACGTGATGATGGGCACCGGCAACGAGCTGGGCTATGCCAGTTTGATGGGCCGAGGGGTTAGACCTCAGTCGCGGCCCATGATCGCTGGCTCGATGGGCACCCAGACTCCCATGGGCCTGCTTGAAATGTCCAGAGAATTCACGCCCACTGGCCCGGTTGACGAGGCCACACTCAGAAACCAGATGCCCATGATGGGCGGTTTACTGGGTGCTGACGTTTTCCAGAGTATGCAAGACCCATCGCGTGGCGCGTCCATGTCGTATCAACGCCCAGTTGGGCCTGGCATGGCAAGCGTTAGACAGACCAACCGTGTCGGCCAAGACGAGCAATTGCGGCGTGAGCAGCAGATGCAGTACCTGATGCAGGTTGGCAAAAACATGGGCCTTGGGCTTTACGCTGACAGGGCTGACATGGGCGCAGGCATGGGGCCGATGAACTACGGCGTGCGGATGCAGGGCCAGTTTTGATCTCCCCAATCGCTGTTGCCACCGTCAAGGGCAAGTGCTTGCGGATGATGATGACGAGCGTGCGCGAGTATGCAAGCCAAGTGCCCATCTATTTGCGCGGCCCTGAGTCAGTCATTGGCCCCCATGATGCCGATCACCAGATCTACGGCCAACCATCCACGTTTGGCGAGTGCTACAACGAGGTGATCGACCGGGTCTTTGCTGACGGGTTTGACTCTGTCGTTGTGGCAAATGATGACATAGTGCTCACCCCCACAAGCTATCAGGTGCTGGTGGATGACGTGATGCTGCTGAAAAAGCAGGTGCCCAAGCTGGGCTGGGTGGCTGCCAGGTGTGATGCGTCCAGGGCCACACAAAACATCAGGTCCAACCCGTTTGGCGAGGAGCTGTACTATTTCAAGCACCCATGGGAAGATCACATCATGCCCATGGAGTGCCCCTCCCCGATCTTTGCCTGGATCTCGCGTGAGGCTTGGGAAGTGGCGAAATTTCCCCCGCTGAACTGGTACTCAGATGACGTGCATTGCACAGATTTGCTGGCCGCCGGGTTTCAGCACTACCTGTCCCGGTCCTATGTCCACCACGTTGGCAGCCAGACAATTGGTCTTGATGGCGCCAAGTTGATACAGCAGGCAACGCCATGGCTGAGAAAGAACCGTCCCGAATATGCAAAACAGTGGTTTAACACTCAACCTGGGTAGTGGCCGCGACCGGCGCACTGAGTGCGTCAACGCTGACATTTTGGAGCGTGCCAAGCCAGACTGGTTGGTTGACATTTCCAAACCACTCGCGGCCACCACGATTGACTGGTGCGGTGAACCGCTGGAGATCGGGCCTGGCACGTTCTCCAAGATCATCGCCATTGACGTGCTCGAGCACATTCCTGATCTGGTCGCGGCCATGACCAACTGCCGGGATTTGCTGGAGATGGGTGGCGAGATGCATATCTCAGTGCCCTATGACCTGAGTCTGGGGGCTTGGCAAGACCCCACGCATGTGCGTGCATTCAACGAGAACTCATGGGTTTATTACTGCGCCTGGGCCTGGTACTTGGGTTGGACGGGTTCGCGGTTCAACATGGAGCGCCTTGAGTACAAATTAAGCCCAGGCACAGACTTAGAATTGCCTCAAGAACAATTGCTGCGTACACCTCGGGCGGTTGAGTCCATGCATGTGGTTTTGAAGAAAGTCCCAATATGATCAACGATCTGGAAATAAGCACCGACATTGCGTCCACCGAGCAGATGGATGACAGTGAGCTGCAAGGCATCATCACGTCTGACCTTGAGGACGCGATCAGCTACATCGATTCCGACCTGAGTCCCATTCGCGCCAAGGGCACCGAGTACTACCGTGGGGACCCCTTTGGCAACGAGGAAGAGGGGCGAAGCCAGGTTGTGGCCATGGAGGTGCGCGACACTGTGAGCGCCATGATGCCCAGCCTCATGCGCGTGTTTTTCAGCACCGAGAATGTCGTTGAGTACATCCCCCGTGGCCCAGAAGACGTGAAGGGTGCGCAGCAGGCCACTGACTATGCAAATCTGATCTTCACCTCTGACAACAACGGGTTTATGACCACGTATGCCTTGTTCAAAGACGCACTAGTGCGTAAATGCGGCATTGCCAAGTACTGGTGGGAAGAAGAGGAAAAGGTCCGCATCGAGGAGTACTCAGGCCTTGATGACCAGACCCTGCAAATCTTGTCCCAGGAAAATGCCGAGGTCAAGATCGTTGTGTCTTACCCTGACCCGTCCATTTCCCAAGAGATGATCGACCAGGTCAACGCGCAGGCCATGGTTGCAGGCCAACCGGCGCCGCAAGTGCCCATGCTGCACGATGTCCAGATCAAGCGCATTGTCAAAGATGGGCGCGTGCGGGTTATGGCCGTGCCGCCCGAAGAGTTGGTGATTGATCGCCGGGCACGGTCCTTTGAAGATGCTGCCCTGATTGCGCACCGCCAGATGCTGACCGTGGCCGAGTTGATCGCCATGGGCTATGACGAGGACGAGGTCCGCGACAACCTGACCTCCAACGACCTGGACTCCAACGAGGAGTTTTTGGCGCGTCAGCCATTGAACAACATCACGGGCAACAACAACACGACCAACCCCATGATGCAGCGCGTGCTGTACGTTGAGGCGTACTCGCAGGTGGACTATGACGGGGACGGCATCCCTGAGCTGCGCAAGATCTGCTGCATGGGTTCTGGCTACAACATTGTGCGCAACCTGCCAGCAGCCTATATCCCATTTGTGGACTTTCCCTGCGATCCAGAACCCCACACCTCGCCCCTGGAGTCCATGTCGATTTTCGACATCACGCATGATTTGCAGGAGATCAAGTCCGAGATCTTGCGCAACACGCTGGACTCTTTGGCCCAGTCAATCCACCCCAGGACCGCGATTGTCGAAGGCCAAGTCAACATCGATGACGTGCTCAACAATGAAACTGGCGCCGTCATTCGTATGCGTGCCCCCGGCATGGTGCAGCCATTCAACACCCCCTTTGTGGGCCAGGCCGCATTCCCCATGCTGGACTACGTTGACCAGATCAAGGAAGACCGTACCGGCATGAGCAAGGCCGCCATGGGTTTGAACGCTGACGCCTTGCAGTCGAGCACCAAGGCCGCGGTGGCCGCCACCATCAGTGCCAGCCAGGGACGCATTGAGCTGACCTCGCGGATCTTGGCCGAGGGCATGAAAAAGCTCTTCAAGGGCATCTTGTTTTTGATCACCACGCACCAGGACAAACCCCGCATGGTGCGGCTGCGCAACGAGTGGGTGCAGATCGACCCCCGCGCCTGGGACAACTCCATGGACGTGTCGATCAACATTGGCCTGGGCCAGGGTGACGTGAACGAGCGTTTGCAGGGTCTGATGATGATCATGCAAAAGCAAGAGCAGGCACTGAGCACCATGGGCGCCGACAACCCCTTTGTGACCATGACCCAACTTTCGCGCACGCTGCGCAAGATTGTGGAGTTGTCAGGGTTTCGGGACGCCAGCCAGTACTTCAAGGACGTGCCCGAAGGGTATATGCCACCTCAGAAACCTGAGCGCCCAACGCCTGAGCAGGTGCTGGCCCAGGTCCAGGCCGAGTCCATCCAGGCTGACATTCAGAAGAAGGCTGCCGAGCTTGAATTGAAGCGCGAGCAGATGATTCGGGACGATGATTACCGAAGAGATCAACTCGCCCAGGACTTAGTGCTCAAGAGGTACGAGCTTGAGTTAAAGTATGGGGTGCAACTTAGCACTGCCGAGCTTGATGCCCAGCAGTCTATGGACAGAGAAGCACTGATCCAGCAGTCAGCTCTCATGGCCCAGGCCATGCAGCAGCCGACCCAGGCACCAGTGCCGCCCATCAACCCTAACAGTGGAATGGTTCAATGAACGAAGATCAGGTGCGTAAGGGCCGAAAGGCCGAGCAGTTGCTGCAAGACGAGGTCTTTGCGGCTGCGCTGGAAAAGCTCGAGAACGAGCAGTTGTGGGCTTTCAAGGGCAGCAAGCCCGAGGAGGCCGACAAGCGCGAGCAGGCTTACGCAATGATCAAGGCCATTGAGTTGTTCAAGACCGAAGTCACCAAGATGGTGGACAACGGCAAACTGGCGCAGCGAGCAATTGAACGCGCCCAGAAAGTCACCGTATGAGCACGCAGGCAGCACAAGCAAGCGCCCCTGCGGGTCCAATGAATTTGGCCGAAGCGGCCAACGCTCTCCAGGGAATACTGCCAGTTGATGGAGAACAGTCGCCCGAAGAGACGCAGTTGCCAGAGTCCGATGAGGATGATGGCGCGGCCTTGAGCGAAGAATTGTCAGCGGATGCAGACGCTGCTGACGAGGAAACGCAAGAGGAACAGTCCGAAGAAGATGAGGAATCCGAGGAAGAAGAACAGCCACAGGCTTTCACCGTCAAAGTTGACGGCAAGGAAGTTGAGGTGACGCTGGACGAACTCCAAAAAGGTTACTCACGGACCCAGGACTACACACGCAAAACGCAGCAGATCGCTGAGATCCGGAAACAGGTCGAGGCTGAGACTGAGGCAGTGCGTGCCGAACGTGCGCAGTACGCACAGATGTTGGGAGCGTTACAGGCCCAGCTCCAGGGGACCGAGACTCAGATCGATTGGGACCGTCTTTATCACGAAGACCCCATCGAGTGGGTAAAGCAAAAAGAGGTGATGCGCGAGAGACAAGAAAAATTCCAAGCTATTCAATTTGAACAGCAGCGAATTGCTCAACTCTCGCAGCAAGAGCAGCAGCAGCATTTTGAATCGCATTTACAGGCGCAGCACGCAAAGCTGCTTGAGATCATTCCCGAGTGGAAAGATCCTGCAAAGGCGAAAGCAGAGAAGCAGTTGCTGGTCGAATTCGGTCAAAAGACTGGATTCACACCCGAGGAGCTGAAAGCCATTGTGGATCACAGGGCGGTTGTCGCGTTGCGTAAAGCAGCGTTGTACGACCAGATGATGACCAAGCGTAAAGCAATCACCCCCGTGACCAATAACGGTCCACGGCCAGCCAAGCCAGGTGCAGCAGGCCGGGTATCCCAAACAACTGAAGCAACTCGCGCCAAACAGCGTCTCGCAAAGACTGGCCGTGTCGATGATGCGGCCTCCGCAATCTATCAACTTTTGAGGTAACACCATGACAATCGTAGCAAGTACTTTTACAACCTATAGTGCTAAAGGCATTCGGGAAGATCTTTCAAATGTAATAACAAATATTGCACCTGAAGAAACTCCATTCCAATCCAACATTGGCCGCGAAACCATCTCCAACACTTTGTTTGAGTGGCAGACCGATACCCTGGCAGATGCCGCAGCAAATGCGCAGCTCGAGGGTGATGACGTTGGATCGTTTGATGCCGTCACTGCCACCGTGCGTTTGACCAACTATGCTCAGATTTCTCGCAAGACCATCATCTTGTCGAACACTGAGGAAGTGGTCAACAAGGCCGGTCGCCGTTCTGAGTTGGCCTATCAGATCGCCAAGCGCGGTTCTGAGTTGAAGCGCGATCAAGAATTCATTTTCTTGAACGGCGGCATTGCTGTTGCAGGCAACACAACCACTGCTCGCGTGACTGCCTCCTTGGGCGCGTTTGTCAAGACCAACACTGACAAGCAGACCAACGGCGTTGACCCCAGCTACACCACGCTGCCCAACAGTGCTCGCACTGACGGTAACGTGCGCACCTTCACCGAGACGATCCTCAAGAACGTCATCCAAAAGGTGTGGACTGCTGGCGGCACTCCAAAGATCCTGATGTGCGGCCCTGTCAACAAGCAGCGCGTGTCTGGTTTCTCTGGCATTGCATCTTCACGTTTCAACATCGATGGCGGCGCAAAGCCTGCCACGTTGATCGGTGCCGTTGACATTTATGTCAGCGATTTCGGCAACGTGAGCGTGATTGCAAACCGTTTCCAGCGTGAGCGTGACGCATGGGTGATCGACCCTGACTACGCCAAGATGACTGTGCTGCGTCCTTACCAGCAAGTTGAGTTGGCGAAGACTGGTGACGCTGAGAAGCGTATGTTGTTGATTGAGTACGGCTTGAAAGTGCTGGCTGAAAACGCCCACGGCCTGGCCGCTGACTTGGTCACTTCTTGATAACTGACTAGGAGACGGGGCCAGGGAAACCTGGCCCCGCTTACATGGACAAAAGAATTCTTGATGTAAGCCCCGACAAGGGCATCACGCGCACCTGGCACTTCAACCCAGATACTGAAGAGACAACGATCCAAACCAGTCAAGACGTGACTGACGTGATCGAGGCCAACAAGCGTGACTTTGCAGCGATTGACAACAAGGCAAACTGGCAAGGCGAGTGGCATCATGTCGCCAGCATCCCAGAGGCCTTGTATTACAAGCTGAAAGCCGAGGGCAAGCTCGATGACCAGGCTTACATGAAGAAATTTTTAAACGATCCTGATAATCGGTTTTTTAGAGTACGTCCAGGAAAAGTATGAATTACATCGCAGTCTGCACGCCAGCGCGTGACCAGGTCCACACCAACTACACCTATTGCATGGTCAACATGGTGGCGTATCACACGCTCAACACCACTGACGCCATCAGTCTGAAACTGTTGCAGGGCACGCTGATTCAGAACCAGCGTGCTGATTTGTGCCTGGACGCCATGCGCGAGGGCTGCACGCATGTGCTGTTCATTGACTCAGATATGACCTTCCCCCAGGACATGATCCAGCGGCTGCTGAAACATGACGTTGACCTGGTTGCGGCCAACTGCGCCAGACGCAGAATGCCCACAGGTCCAACCGCACAAAACTATGACGAGAACGGCAAGCGCAAACCCGTCTATTCGATGCCAGAATCAACTGGTCTTGAAGAGGTTGGCAGCGTTGGAACCGGCATCATGCTGATCAAGCGCAACGTCTTTGAGGGTATGTCTGAACCCTGGTTCGATATGCCTTGGCAGTACGACACTAGAGGCTACATGGGCGAGGACGTGTTCTTTTGCAAGAAGGCGCAAGAGCTTGGGTTCAAGGTGTATATTGACCATGATGTTTCGAAAGAGATCGGCCACATTGGCACGTTTGAATTCAAGCACGACCACACCTGGATCGTCAAAGAGGAAATGGAAAAAGAGGCAAGCTGATGGCACTCACAACATACACCGAGCTGAAAACATCAGTTGGCGATTGGCTCAACCGCACTGACCTGACAACGGTCATCCCTGATTTCATCGCGCTGGCCGAGGCTCAGATCGAGCGCCAACTGCGCACCCGGCAGATGATCGTGAGATCCACGGCATCGATTGCCACCGAGTACAGCGCGGTGCCTGATGATTTTCTGGAGACAAAGTCCATCAAGCTCACCGGCACCAACCCTGTCACGCCTTTGGGGTTTGAGACTGTCGATTCACTTGACTCTTTAAGCGTGCAGTACCGATCCAGTGGCGTGCCGATCTTCTTTGGCATTGTTGGCGGCCAGATCAGGGTGCTGCCGATCCCTGATGCTGCCTACACTGCCGAACTGGCGTACTACGCCAAGTTGACCAAGTTGTCAGCCAGCGTGTCAACCAATTTTCTGCTGGCTCAAGCGCCTGACGTTTACCTGTATGGCGCCCTGCTCCAGGCTGCGCCTTACCTGCAAGATGATGCGAGAATTACGGTGTGGTCATCGCTGTACCAAGCAGGCCTGGATCAGTTGCAGATTGCAGATGATCGAGGATCTACCAGTGGCGGTGCATTGCTGACCAGGGCAAAAACATTTGGGTGATTAAATGGTAACG